AAAACTAGAAGATGCAGTTTTAATTAATGAAGCTGAAAAAATTACGGATCTAGAAGATAATGAAATTTTCTTTGATATGGATATTAAGAAGATTCTTGAAGCACATAATACCAAACGTGAAGCAACTGTAGATAAAAAAGCTTCTAAGAATAAAGATAATGATGTATTCTTAGACCCTATTAAAATACGTGATTTAAAGATGACAGTTATTACTGTTGCTGAGTTTTAATCATGGTAGATAAATTATCAAAATTAGGTGATTATGTTATGGATACTGTTTCAGGATTTAAAGGCGTTGCAACTTCATTACATAGTTATATAGATGGTTGTGATAGAATGACAGTACAACCATTAGTAGATAAAGAGGGTAAACTACCTGGAAATGAATGTTTTGATTTACCCAGACTTAAAACTATAGAGAAGGAATTGCATGCAATAGGGGACACTACAGTAGGTGGCCCAGATAAGTATGAAGACAAAGAGAGGTAATATTATTGTATGAAAGTAACTAAACTTTTTCAGGACGCGAGTTCGATTCTCGCCATCTCCACCATATTAGCAATGCCAGCCTTCGCTGACGATTGTATGTTTATCAGTATTAAATATACTGGTGAAAATAACTTTATACTTACAAAAGGGGACTGCGCAGAGATATACGAAATGTGTGGTAAAGATTTTTGTAAAGTAACAAAAGGGGATGACCTGGTTTCGACTGGGACGGAGAGGAAACTGGACAATACGTCTGATAACGTAATTATCAAACAAAACTAAACGCAAACGATTCAGTTTACGCGATTGCTGCCTAATTAACAGGTAGCTTGGGTCAGGGGCACCTCGAACCAGAACGCCCCACCTTTTATGGAGAAGTATAATGAAGCTATTTACTAGATTTTATATAGGTGAAGTCCCTGTAAATTTAGGATATATAATAGGTATTGGGTTAATATTCACAGGTGGTATGCTAGCGGCTATAACAAATAATACATTATTTATATTATTATTAGTAATAGGAATGATAGTAGCTAACCTAAGTATTAACTTATTATTTTAACCACACAAAAAATATGTATTGACATTGGAAGTTAAATATGAGATAATATATATTGAAATCGAGTAATCAATTAATAATATTTAAGGAGAAATAAAGAATGGCCGATTGGACAGATGAATTAAAAGCAGAAGTAATTGAAAAATATAAAACAGCAAAACCTACACCCGATACCACTACTGAAATTGTAAAAGATATTGCTGAAGAACTTGGCGATGGATTTACAGCGAATGGGGTACGGGTTATTTTGGTTAAGGCTGGCGAATATTTAAAGAAGACACCAGCGACTGGAAAGACGGGTAATGGTGAGAAAAAGAGTACACGTGTTAATAAGCAAGAAGCGCTTGATGCATTAGTTGTAGCAATCGAAGCCTCCGGCTTAGAAGCTGATATGGACATTATAGGTAAGTTTACAGGTAAGGCTGCACTATATCTAACTGAAGTAATTTCAAAAACCGCTGAACCAGAGACTGCTACCTAAATGAAAAATTATATTAAACAAACATTACAACCTATGGACAAGTGGACACCTAAATATGATATGACAGGTGTATCTGTTTGGGATGGCGACACACCAGAAATCGGTGGTATGGTAGCCCAAAACCCAAAAGACGCTACAGATCGTTGGTATGTAGCTAAAGCATTTTTTGAAGAAAATTATAAACTAGCGGAGTAAGAAATGAAAAGAGGAATTCGTAAAAAAGCAGGCGAAGACCTTAGCCCAACTAAAATTGAAGAAGTAATTAATCTACTGAATCAAGATAAACCAATAACTAAAAAGGCAGCTTGTGAAATACTAAACATAACATATAATACCACACGCCTAAATAGAATTATTGAAGAACATAATGAGACAAAAGCATATCATGAAAAAAGACGTAAAGAACTAAGGAGCAAACCTCTAAGTAAAGAGGAAATTGCTTTTATAGTTTCCTCCTATCTAGAAGAAGGTAATCTAAGTTTAATTGCTGAAGATTCATTCAGAAGTACATCAGTAATTAAACGAGTACTAGAACGATATAACGTTCCATTACGTACCAGTACAACTACCTACCACAATCCAATATTTTTACCAGACAATTCAATTGCCGAAGATTATACTAAAGATGATTTAGTGTACTCGGCTAGATATGACCAACCCGCTTATATTTCTAATGAAATTCAGGATGGCGTATATAAACTATGGCTTATTAAAGATGAGCAATATGCTATGCAGCCATATTATGAGTTGGGAGATTTAAGAAAACTGCAAGAAGAACTAGGTATTAATATTGAAACTAGGAAGTGGTGGGATGATTTAACCATGCAACACCAAGTAGCAGAAGCCCGTAAAAACGCAAAAAAAGGAAAAAGCAAATGAATAAATTTTCTTGTTTAAAGATACTTAAGAATAATGGAGATAGTGTTATAACTTTAAGGGATGAGCCGGATATTGTAGGAACAACAGATTTCTCAACTCCGTACATTAAGAATAAACGCTATGGTAAGTATTCAATCGAGAAGAACGCGATATTAATGTTTTCATGGACAGACGATAAGTTTAGAAACATAAACATTAATATTATTAAGACAATTAAACCATTAAGTGAACTATTAGGGAATAAGAGCAATGGCTAACAAGAGTAGAGCAGGTAAATCAGATAAAGCACAATATAAGTATTATAAAGATACTAACCGACAATTTAAAAATAAAGTACGTAAACTAGAAGCCCGTATTAAAAAGAATCCAGATGATTCAGGTGCTGAAAAGCGTCTTAATGAGCTTATGACTAACCCATCAGAATATACTAGGAATAAATTTCAGCATAAGGGTTGGTTTCATCCACAAGAGCATAAGCTTCAGAAACTTGCAGCATCAGATAAGCCTGAGGTTGCAAGAGGTGCTAGAGATAGCCTGGCTAAGTTATACTCAGTTTATTCCGATGAACGGCCTTCAGCTATTATAGGCGTGGAACCTGTTGGAGTGCCTACTTTAGTAGTAGACCAATTATTTAACATAGGACTGATAAATGAAAAACGTAGAAATTCTGTTAAATCGCGCATGGGAAGCGTACGCAAAGGGCGAACCGTTTCTCACAGACGATGAGTTTGATGCACTAGCTAAGAAGTTTGATTATTCTCATTTTGAAGAGGGTACACTACTAAAGAAGGCTAAGCATCGTTATCCGATGTATAGCCTAAAGAAAGTCTTTGATGATGAATCAAGTCCTCTAGAATCAGAGGATGATGTCACAGAAAGCCCTAAATTAGATGGTGCAGCTATTAGTCTTTTTTATGAAGGTCAGCAGCTTGTACGTGGAATTACAAGAGGTGATGGTGTTGAGGGTGAGGATATAACAGATAAAGTATATCTTATATCTTCTATACCTAAAGTAATTGATCAAGATTACCCTAGGCAGATAGATGGTGAGATTGTAGTTTCCAAGAAAATTAAAAATGCTAGAAACTACGCTTCTGGTGCTCTTCACATAGGTAGTAATAAAGAGTTTAAGGATACACGTTCTGCTCAATTAATATTTATAGCTTATAACTTTAGGCCATATTTATGGACTTCATATTTTGATGATATGATGCAGCTAGAAGATTATGGGTTCTTGACTATTTTAGACGGGGAATATTGTAAAGACTTCTTTAGGACAGATGGAACTGTTATACGTTTAAATAGTAATGGAGAGTATGGCAGACTAGGTTATACGGCCAAGCATCCCAGAGGTGCTTATGCTCGTAAACTTAGCTCTGATGTAGAAATTGTAGAGACTGTATTACTAGATGTTATTTGGCAGGTAGGAAGAACAGGCCAGGTAACCCCTGTTGCAATATTTGAAGATATTGTAATTGATGATGCAGTAATAAATCGAGCGACTTTACATAACGTAGGTATTTTACGAGAGTTAGATTTAGAGATTGGAGACTTAATTCTTGTCACCCGAAGTGGTGGCATTATACCTAAAGTACTGGGGAAAGCATAATGAATGTTAGAGACGCAGCAATACAAACTGGTGTCCTGTTATATAATTATCCAGAAGTAGAAACACCTAATTGCAATGGTTTACATTTACATGAAATGCTAACAGAGATAGCATATGGTACAGTAACTGATGAAAAAGCACATAGATGGTTAGGCTATGTTCAGGGTGTATTAGTGGCTTATGAACATGCAACTGTAGAACAATTTAAGGAAATAAATAAAAATGTGTAATGAAGGAGCAGCATTTACAGTAGGTTTTGTAACGGGCGTAGTATTTT